GATTCCCAACAGGAGCTGGTATTGCATTCCCTGCAAATCCAGTAGTAGGGGATTATTTTTTACGCATTGATTATTTCCCTCAACTGTTATATCGTTGGGACGGTAATGTATGGGTTAGAATTTCTAGTAATGTTCGTACTGAGACAGGATTCACTGCTAGTAACACCTCGCAACTATCTGGATTTATTAATAATAGCAACGTTACTGTTATGACAAATGGCACAACAGTACCACAAAGTCAGCCTCTATCAGCTATTCTAAAGTTAGCTCCGGACAATTTGCCACCAATACCCTGATATCATAAATACATATAACATTAAAGGTAACTAAATTGGCACAATTCTTCTATGATAGCCAGGTCCGTAGGTTTCTGATACAATTCGCTAAAATTTTCAGTTCATGGTCTGTAACTAAAGGTAAGGACCCGGCGGGTAACAACATTTTAGTTAGAGTGCCTATTATGTACGGTGATAGTAGTAGACAAGCATCTACTATTATCGCAAAAAATAGCGCCAGTAATTTACCTAGTGCACCTCTAATTTCATACTACATTACAGGATTGGAATATGATCAACGTAGAACACAAGACCCAACTTTTGTCGATAGAATAAATGTACGCCAACGCGCTTACAATTCAGAGACTCAATCGTATGAACAAATTCAAGGACAAGCATTTACAATTGAACGGTTAATGCCTGTACCATGGACACTGCGTATCACAGTTGACTTTTGGACTACTAATTACAATCAAAAACTAGAATTAATAGAACAATTAGGGACATTGTTTAATCCTTCACTGGAGATACAAAGCACTGATAATTTTATTGATTGGACATCATTATCAGTAGTCTATCAAGATGGATTAACTTTTTCTAGCCGCGTGATCCCGCAAGGTACCACTAATCCTATCGATGTGATGACTTGGAAGTTCTATATGCCCATATGGATAACTACTGCATCGAAACTTAAAAAGATGGGCGTTATTGAAAAGATTATTGCTTCAATATTTCAAGGGACTGCGCTACAGGATATACAGGATGAAGACCTGTTGTTGGGCACTAGACAAAAAATTACACCGTATGGGTATAAATTATTATTAGTAGGAAATTCGTTACAGTTATTGCCCGCTGATGCTGCCTTCGATCCACCAAATACCACGCTAACTGACCCACCTGCACCTAATACAAGTTTATATTGGTCTAGTTTATTAAACGTATATGGTACGTTACGGCCGGGCATTTCACAAATCTGGTTACAAAATCCATATATGGATACTGAGATAGTTGGTACTATTGTACCTGATCCGTTAGACGACAGATTTTTAATATATAACATTGACGCCGAGACCTTGCCACAAAATACACTTGAACCGGTTGATAGTGTAGTGAACCCGTTATTAACTGGTCCTAACGCAGGATTGCCGGCTGCTATTAATGGCACACGTTATATTATTGTTGAAGATATCGGGTCTGACACCACGACAACTGTAGCGTGGGGGAATTTAGTTGCGTATTCTAATGATATTATCGAGTATGATTCTGTGGCAGGCGAATGGTTTGTATCTTTTGCTGCTAATGAGACAACCACTGTAGAATATGTTACCAATCTTACGACTGCCATTCAATATCGATTTATCGATGATACGTGGATGAAATCAGTAGATGGGTTTTATGCTGCCGGCGACTATTCAATCGTTATCTAATCAATGACCCATACCGCCGCCGGGGTATTTTTTCACTCTACTGCTACCAATCGATATCTATATCTCATGCGTACTGACGCTAAAAATCCTAATAACTGGGGAATACCCGGTGGTAAAATAGAAGGTGATGAGACGTTATTAGAGGGGATAGAAAGGGAATGCAATGAAGAAATCGGATACTTCCCTAAAGAGTTAAAGTTAGTACCCATCCAAAAGTTTGTAAATCACGATTTTACATACCACACCTTCTTTTGCCGAGTCGAGAAAGAATTTGTTCCCATATTAAATGATGAGCATTGTGGGTATGCTTGGGTAGGCGATAACCAGTATCCCAAACCATTGCATCCAGGCTTGTTCAACACTGTGAATTTTGATGTAGTTCAAGCAAAGCTAAAGATACTTACAAAAAAAGAGACCTAAGTCTCTTTTTGTTATTTCAGCAATTTTGCTATCGTGTCGAAGCCGAGACTTCCGATCACGATGCCTGCCCCCATCATCATCCATCTCCATTTTTCCAATGATAATATCTTTTCAGCCATTGATTTATGGGCGCTAGTACTTACGTCCTTCATTTCTTTCAAAATAGCGTGAGTATCTTCGGTACGTTTTATACTAGAGGAATTCATATCCTTCAAGTCCTGTTTAATTTCACCTACTCTATCTTCGATGTTTTGCACTTGGACTTGAAGGACGGCTACGTCTGTTACTGGATCTTGAGATTGTACTACTCTAACGGCCGACATAATACTTTTTATGCGTTAGCGATTGTTACAATCGGATAAGGCTGCGCGTTCGCTGCGTTAGCAGCAATTGCTGTATTGAATGTAGCGAATATGGGTGTCGCATTACCAAATACAATATTACCTGTAGCAATTGGGCCAGATGTAGCAGTAAACAACTCACCAGTGTGGTCAGACAAGCTTTGAATATTCTGCGTAGCTGAGTTAGCATAAGTCGCAATAACGCGCATGGTGTTTGCTGTTAATGCAGTGTTCGCGGCAACGTTGGCCATGAAGCATTGAGCTGTCAATCCAGTAGTTGCACCAGTTACTAGATACTTCTGTTTACCTTTTTGACGAACAATGAAACCTGCTTCATTTGTGGCATATATATAAGGTAATCCAACTGCATTTACTAATGATGCTGGGCCTGCCAAATATGCAACCTGTTGTCTTGCGGTAGTCGCTGCTGTATTTGCAGACATTTGAACTTCCGGTCCACCTATTGAGGTTGACACTGTAAATGCATCAGCATTTGCAATATTCTTAACAAAATAAGTTGTTCCTGCTGCTAAAGTACCGATGTTAGCAATAAACTGAACTGGTTTGTTAACGGTTAAATCAGTAGCATCCGCTGATGACACACCAATGATATTGCCTGTTACAACAGTATTTGCTACGGTCACATCTATGTTACCGGTAGATGCGACAAAACCAACAGTTGAGTAATCAGTAGATGTGCCATTAATATTAGCTGTACCTACTTGAAGTGAAGTATCTGCTGGCAAGTCACCATCAAAATTAGTATTGGCATCTCCGAATACTAATGCACTACCAGTAGACGCATATATTGTACCAGTTCCAGACTGCCCAATCGAGACACGGGTTAAGACCTGCGGACCATAAATACCGGTATTTCCGCCGACCACGCTGTATGTATTAGCAGATCCGGTTGGGTTGTTGAATCCACTATCAACTACCCCGACTGTCAATGATACTGTAACAGGGCCGGCTGCAGACAAGTTGACCGGCGTAGATGTTGGATTTGCATTTAATGGTGTTGAAGATACTGTAAATGTATTAATACTTAATACCTTTAGCACCCAATACGTTGTTCCACCAACTAAACCACCGATTGATGAGGCCGGTACGAATGGCATGCCGGCAATAACGCCTGCATACTCTGGATTATCTACGGTAGGCTGACTAAGATTCTGACTGACAGTAACATAATCTCCGGCAGCATCAGTATCGGTTAATGTTAAGATAGCTTGCGCTTTAGCAATTTTTAGAGGACGTCCCATTTGATTTTCCTTTGAGTTGTTGTGAGTTCCATTTCACTACGCAGTGGGTACTGCATAAACTCCCCGAATGAGAGTATATTATGTATTTATATAAAAACGTATATTTTAAGAAGTAGGTCCACCTGTTGCCGGAGTAGCGTTAACACCCGTTGTACCGGTATTAAGATGAGTAGCTCCTAATTCAGTAATAGTGAATAATGTATTTGCGCTGGCTGCACTTAGATAAGATACAATATTACCTTGACCAACTATAACACTATTAAGTATTGTGTTTGGCGGAACCAGTTGACTATTAGCAGTTGCTACTGTATATGCTACCCCATATGGATTGTATCTAGTATTTGCGCCAGCAATAGCTACTGCGGCATTTGCCGTTAATGTTAAATGTGTATTATCTACTATTGTTGAAACAATTCCTACTGAATTACCCGCAGTATTACCTAACCAGTAGCCTACTGCTAATTCAGTTGTAAACAACGTACCCGACCCAGTAACATTTGGGCTAGTTGTGGCACACGTTACAGTGCCGGTCGCTGCAACATTAGGGTAACTTGTTGTGTATTGAATTGCCGCATTAGAAGTTGCAATTCTTATTTTATCTGTGGCTATGTTTGCAGAGACTGATGGGGTTGCGCTGTTTGCTGTATATGCGTATGATGCCATTTTATTATTCCTATATTCTATTTATTATTATAATCTACCGACGGCAACTTCAATTATGCCTTCACCGGTGAAGTCTACTAACGCCTTTCCAATCACACTGCCCATAATGGGCGAAGACGCTGGTCTTGCAAACCCATTACCACCTGATATAAGCATATCGCCTTTACGAATTGATCCTCGCACCTTGCAAGGAACTCTACCTTGTAACGCAATAGCAACCACGTGCTCACCTACACATTGTGAATTCATAGCATAAGCAGGATTTGTAGATACTACCCCGGCAACTCTAGCAGTGGAGTCTTCGGCTATGGTAACTTCTTCCAGGCCGCCGAACTCTAACACTGTACCAGCCGCATAAGGTGCGTCAGCAGTATAATACTCTGCTAAGTCAGCGTATGTAGCATTTAATCTCGACCCAGCAGTTAATGACCAGTTGCCCGTTATGCTTCCTGCAGTAATATTGGCGCCTGTCGTTAATGTAGTGAGCAATACTGTCCCTGATACATTAAGCGTACCTGTGACGTTAGCACCAGTACCAGTTACTACTATGATGTTTGCATTACCTGCGGAGCTGATGTTTACATTACCATTAACTGCTGGTATACCAACATTTGAGGTGCCATTAGCGTGTACACCAATTAAGTTGCCGGAAGTAGTATTACCGGTTACTGATAAACTAGACAGTGTCCCTACTGAAGTAATATTGGGTTGTGCAGCAGTGGTGACAGTACCCGCAGTAGTTGCGCTAGTAGCTGCTCCACTCAAAGCACCAACAAAGGTAGTTGCTATCAACGCACCATTAGCAATATTAGCCGAGAAACCACTATTTGCTGCGTGAGCATAGTTACCTGTAATGTTACCATTTACAAATATAGGGTAGAATGTGCCGGTAGTTTGTGCGGTAACCACTCCGAAATCAGCGACATTCGCGTAATTAACATTAAGATTTGCAACTCGGGTGGTGCTAGTTACTGTGAGTGGTGCTGTACCAATAGCAACATTAGATACCAAGAAACTAGCTGTTATATTGCCTGCTGTAGCGAAATTACCACTAGTAGTTGTACCGGTTACTGATAAGCTAGATAGTGTACCAACTGAAGTAATGTTGGGCTGCGCTGCTGTAGTTAATGTGCCCGCATAAAAGTTTGAGGTAGTTAAGTTACCAAGATTCGCATTACCTGCAGAGATATTCCCAGTAACAACCAGCGATGTTAGGGTACCCACCGATGTGATGTTGGGCTGCGCTGCTGTAGTTAATGTACCGGTAAATAGCGTAGCTGACAATGCTCCTGTTGCTACATTAAATGATAGATTTGTGTTAGCTGCGTGTGCTAAATTACCAGAAGTAGCATTACCAAACAACGGATAGAAAGTACCGGTAGTCTGTAAAGTAACCTGTCCATATAATGATACATTGGCTGCTAAGTTTGCCACGGGGGTTGTACTGGTTACCGTGAGTGGTGCTGTACCGGTCGCTATGTTTGAAGTTAACCTAGAAGAGGTTACTATTCCCGTGGCATTTAAGTTGCCTACATTTGCGTTACCATTGATAGTAACGAGATTGGTATTATAATCCCAAGTAAAATCAGAATCCCCATCCAATATGTTATTATTATTGAACTGAACCATTGTATTAGAGCCGCCTGCAGCCGTCGTTCCTGAGCCGCCGACAGCAGAAATAACCCTACCACCTGTAGCATATACTGTGCAGGATCCACTCGCAGTAGTGAGACTAAAAGTAGTCCCACCCAATGTTTCAGAAATAGTAATCTGTGCACCGGTGGGTTTAGTTTTAACATAATATGTTGTTCCTGCCACAATTTCGCCGAACGTTGTACCTGTAAATACGATAGGATCATTAACAGTGAATGCTGTACTGCTGACAACGGCAATAATATTGGTTCCCACTGTGGTCGCAGTTGCAGTAGTGTATGGGAAGGTACCGTAACCACTAGAATTCACCGATACTGTTAGTCCAACATCAGTATAAAGAGCAAAGGTATTAGCGGTTAATACATTTGCGTAATAGCTTTGTCCATTAACTTCTGTCATACCAATGACACCGGTAATGGTAATATCTGAACTGTCTACAAAGAAATTGTCTTGCGTTGTAGTGACAACTGCCGGATTAGCTTGTGTAATGTTTTCAATGTATGCAGTAATCGTAGACTTTGGAGTCCAAGCTAGATTACCTGTACCGTCTGTTTCTAACACATATCCAATAGCACCACCGTCTATTTTGACATTAGAAACATCGCCCAAGGTAATCAATCCACCTACATTGCCACCACGATTAGTCCAATTTGTTCCGTTAAACGCTAGTACCTGTCCATTGGCTACGTTTGGACCGTCAATGTCTAAATTACCAGTCGCGCCTGATATTTGACTAAAGCTAATATCAGAATAAGAAGTTAATACTTCAATATTTTCATTCGGGGTCGTTTTACCAATAAACAACCGTTTAGAATCCGTTGCCCAACCAAATTCAGCTTCGTCAAGCTGTGGCAGGTCAACGATATTACCTGATCGCTGCTGTATTTTCGAAATTTGGATTATGGACATAGATGTAATTTCTTTATATTACATCTATTTATCATCAAACCTTAAAGGAAGCGCAAGTAATATTGTTCAACCCTTTTAAACCATATATCTGTATATTTGTCAAATTCCGTACCCTCAACTATAAATTCCTGATATTCATTATCTGCCGAACACATAAAAATCACACCCTTATGGATGTTAGTCCCGTGAACCTCGTTATGGGCGTTAGCATAAGCACATAGTTGTACAAAATAATCTTCAATCCATTCACGCTTTTTAGGTTTGTTGGTTTGCTTATGATCCATAATAGCATCTGCACCATCGTGTACTCCAACCAAGTCCGTCGTGCCTGCATAGATTTTAGGAAAGTACAATGGAACTTCAGTACCCCAAAATTCAGTGCATTTACTCATACCCTGAGTGATAATGCTATGTGCCATCTGATGGCTTTGAATACTATATGGATTAGATCCCGGATCACCGGTGCTGCCGTTCCTCACATAATTTTCAAGCCATTTATGCATCCTTGTTCCACGACCTGCAGCTTCAGTAGTAATCTCTTGTGCTTTTTGAACACCAACTCGTTTACGCCAATTTTGTAATGCTTGTTTGCTTTCCTCAGATTTAGTTGCATCTAGGATAGTGGTAACACTTGGGAGCCTTTCCCCGTCCGGGGTTAAATATTTGCGTGAACCATCAATAGTCTCCCGACTAATTGGGACATAGTTGAATTTAGTTGGATTATACATAGCAGTATTATACTATGCTACTCGCCCAAAGTCAAGCAGTTAGGTCAAACTCTAAAACTCTCTCCACATCCGCATTCACCTTTAGAGTTGGGATTACTAAATTCAAAACCCTCATTCAACCCTTGACGAACATAATCTACTGTTAACCCTTGTAAATAGGGTTGTGATTTAGGATCCATATAGATATCACAGCCTTCACAGGCTAGTTTAATGTCTGTTGATTGTGGTAAATCTACAAATTCCAGAACATATGCAAGTCCAGAGCAACCAGTAGTCTTTACGCCTATGCGAATACCACTACCCTTCCCTCTTTTTTGTAGCTGTTGTTTTACTTTATTAACTGCGGCGGTGGTAGCTATTATCATTTAACTTGCTGGGCAGCGTGATTGGCCATTGATTTCACAATCTTCTTTTTTTCATCTTCAGGTTGATCAGCGGCCGAGGTCTGTCCTTTGAATATAACATTATCACCTTGAATATTCTGTATCAGACTATTCAGAGGCGGCACTTGAATCATATTGTATAAATCTGTTTTATCTAGGAGTATATCGTAATCTCTAAAATAAGCTAACAGTTCCGGAACAGTCCAATCGGAATGAACTTCACCAGAATCTAAGTCAGTTTGTAATTGATCAACCACTGCAACCAAGCTAGTAACTATAGGGTCGGCTGCAAACTCGTAAAGTCGCATTACTTATCTCTTGGCTCTGCCTACTCCGCCAACTGGGGGAACTTCAGGAGCTTCCGGCGCTTCAGGAGCCATCAAGTCTTCTTCATCCTCAGCACCTAACTCAGCACCATCTGCGGCACCCATATCAGCACCTAACTCAGCTCCCATATCAGCACCCATATCAGCACCCATATCAGCATCAAATGCTGCATCGCCTTGACCAGTGATAGTGTTGAGCGCGCCCTGTAGAGTTGTCTTAGACAGTGTTAGAGTCGCTGCTAGGCTGGATAGTGCCTCAGTGACTTGTGAGTTAAACTGCGTACTTTCATTGATACCAATCTCAGATTGAATGCTATCGACTAACGCAGGCAATTCTTTAACTAACATATCACTGACTTCTTCGACCATTTTCTGAACGGAGTCAACCATATCCTGTGCTGCTAATACAACCTGTGATTTTTCAACCTCTTCGTTCTCAAACACAATACGAGGCTGAGGGCGTGATGATAACACATTAAAGTGTGATACAAGAGCCTGCTCCATAAAAACTAGTTTCATATACGATGGATTGGCTTGATTTTGATGGAAATCAGATGATCCTCTGGCTTCCATCGCCAATCCACGTACTTTTTGTAGCATGGTTTTCGTATCGGGCATTGACATGTGTTTTACATCAAAGGAAACTTTATAATTTTCTTTGAGTGCTTGGGGCGCATATTCTTTGCTGTCAAAATCGGTAAGTTTCATATTGTTATTCCAAACGTTATAAAGTATTTATCTTTTCATACATATTTTGATCCTTTGGAGCAAACTTTTTTGTTTGCCAATACTTGGATTCAGTGATGTATGAATGCATTTCCGTAGTCATACTCTTTCGTTTAAGCCTTTCTTCATTGAGCTTTGCGATGTATATCATTTTTTTGTCTAATTCGTTACTTTTTTTAAGTAGATTCTGATGCATAGTGATTTCTACATTGATACTGCCAATAGACTTGTCTAAATGTTCAATCCGTGTTGTTTGATGAAATTTATTTCTCTTTTCAAATGTACACCAAGTTACTGCATTCTTCAACGAGTTAAATGTCTTGGTAGTATAGCTACTGCGAATTCTGACTATAAAGGTGTTATTTTTTGTTTCATTAATTATGTAACGGTCAAAAAGTTCGTATGAACCATCATCATTTTTAAAGATGGCTATGTTACCTACCGATTGTATAAACTCATTGGTTAAGAACTTTGTAACTTTGTCTATAATTTTATTCGTTGTCATAATGTACCGTAAAATAAATATTTCTGAGTTCCGATGACGAATCTAAAAACAATGGTAACTTATTCCATTCAGTACCGCATAGAATCATTGGGACGCCGTCACAATCACTATACAATGCTCCTAATTCAGATATCCCATCATCAAACACACTGGGATGGTGTATCGTGAAATCAAAGGTCCAGCAAGAATAGGTTTCGTCTTCTGCTTGTTGATATAGAAATCCAAAATTATCAAATTCATCAAATCTTATTTGTATTCTCTTAGGAGCGGCAACTACCTCAGGCTGTGATCTTAGGGATATAGCCTGAACCACTGTGTCAAAATTGCATTGCGTATTTCTTTTATACAGCCATGATTCATCATCTGCTATCGGACGTGAACGATTCATTACTTTGGTCTGTGTGATGTCGAACATCGTATAGCATTGAATATTGAAACTCATACTACTATTTATTGAGGTAAAAAAACCCGAGAATAAATCTCGGGCTGGTGTATCAAAAACTAATCGATTAGTTTGTGAATGTAGCTGTTGCTGCTGTAGTAACAGCATAATTTAAGCCTGTAGCTGCGGTCAATGCAACATCAAGGGCACCGCCGTTAGTGAAGTCCCAAGCACCGACTGGATAAATAGCAACTGCTAACGTGTCAGTATTGTCGCCAACTTCAGTATACTCGTACATCATAATTGTAGCTAATTGCTCTATGATCTGGAAAGTTTTTGCTAAGTCAGAACCTGATGGTGTAGCTGCACCAGTGAAGGTGATTGTTCCGAATGCTAATTTAGGACCAGCAGGCTGAACTGTTGCTGCTGATTCAATTGCGTTAACACCTGCGTTGGTATATGCTGGTGAGTCATAGTTGATTAGTGGTAGAAAGTCGCCATTAACTCTTGTAAATTGTGCCATTTTAAAAATTCCTTTAAGTTTGTGAGCGTATAGCTCTACACTTATTTATGCCAGGAGTAAAAAATACTGGTTTTGCGGCGGGATTTTGGTCATCTACCCTGCAGATTTTGACGACTAAAGCCCATCCTATCTACAAATTTTAAACCCTGTGATACAAACCCCTCTTGCGTTGCGGTACCATCTTGCAGATAGCCTTGTACTGGGCTAGACTCAGCGGCTTTATTCAATTGATCTACGATAGCCATTTTTAGCTTGTATATAGCTGCCCATATCGTAAATGCGCCCACTAAGCCATCTTGATTATTTTGTAAATGAGTATCTATCTTAGCCCGCATTGCGTCTGTCATTGGTCTAGTATCAACGTATGACATAAACCCCTGCAGTAAATTGTTTAGATCACCTGACACTATTTTCTTATTAATATAAGTAGTAAATAGTTGATTAAACGTATTTCTTGCTTGCGGCGCAGTATTCATCAGTTGATTAACTGCATCTCCATATTGAGAAATCGCATTTTTAACACCAGCTACTAGTGACGTATCTAGTTTTAACGCCGGCGTATTTGGCATTTTACTGGGTACAATAGCTACATTGGAATTATTCTTTAACTTGCCAATATTCCCATTCAATGGCACTGCGAGGTCTGTGCTAGGTGCATCTGGTGCTATATATTGATGAACTGCAATACCAGCTTGCTTTCCAGCCATTAGCTTTCCAACAACACTCTTTGGATCCACAGTGTATGTTATCCCATTTGGGTTTGCTTTGAATGTGTATAGTCCATTCGCTTCAGTTAGTGGGTTACTAAACAGCAAGTCACCCCAATAGTACCCAGAGGCGCCGGCTGATGCTTTTTCTAGCCCGGGCCATATCTCAGCTATCAATCTGTGTAAATCGGAACGATCTACACCTCGGGCTAGGTCGTATTCTCTAAATTGCTTTGAGCTGAATATTCGTCTGCCAGTACCGTCTTTCTTATTGAACATATGTTTGTCCATAATACTAAACTTACCATCACTGCCACGACCAAAGATGAGCGCAGGGTAGCCGTCCCATTTAATTGTTACCGTCTTGGGGTTAGTAACTGTTTGTTGAATCGCGGTTAATGCCCTAGTAGCACCTGTAATATCACCTAGAAATACCAAGTCTTCAGGATGGTCTAAGTGCCCTTTGTCCTCAACAAGAGGAGGGGTATTAATAGTGTCAATTTTCTTTTTGAGTGATGCTAAGGATGCAGCTAAATTCATTTTGGAGTAATCCTACGACTAGATTCCGCTGTTACAGCAGCCTGCTTTGTCACTGGGTTTCTAGATTTCTGAGTAGGATTTACGAATGCAGTCGGATGTTGAAGATGGTTGATCAACTGTTTCTTTGATCCGGGATCAAGCTTGTCAACTAATGGTAATAGTTGTGATAACTGCGATAATCCACTAGCAGTAGGTTGAGTAGCTGTCGTGGCACTTGGAGTAGTTGCAGCACTCTTCATACCCTTCATAAAGGCCTGCCCTGCGGACTGCGGCGCTGCGGCGGGTGGTGTCGATGCCCCTCCACCAATTTTATTACTGTGACTTAATGCGTATGCTGTATTAGCCAGTGTTGTAAGCGCCGCTTTACCTTTGTCGTTAGCCCAAGTAGTTTGCACATTGTTAATCATTTTATTAACTTCTGCATAAATTCTCGGATCAGAAAGGTTTATACCCTTCAAGTATTGTTTAACCCACCGCTGTAAGTAAGAAGATATGCTTTCTGCTTCTTCATTTAACATTCCCTCAAACACACGGTTCAACTGATTATAAGTTGATTCGCGAAAATTTCTTCTTGGATTGACCAAGCCGGCGCGCTCTGGCTTCCGATGGATGGCATTGGATTGTACCGCTGGACGAGAATTTTTATGAGCAGCAACTGCTGCATCAGCCTCATCATCAGCAGCCGCCGCTGCACTTGCTTTTGGAAAGGTCTGTGCATAGCTTTTGCTAGCTGCAGGTGTTGTCATCGGCTTTGGTATTGATGGTGTGCCCATTGCCGCTGCGTTTGCTTTTGGAAAGGCCTGTGCATAGCTTTTGCTAGCTGCAGGCGCAGCAGGTGCTGCCGCCGCCTTTGGCGGACCTATCGATGTTGCAGCCATGTTACCTCTTGCTGCGGCACCTGCCGCAGCTTGTTTCTGCGCTCTGATTTCGGCAGGTGTTGCCGGTGGCTTTGGCACCGCGGCTGATGTCGTAGCCATATTACCTCTTACAACTGCTGTAGCAGCAGCTTGTTTCTGTGCTCTGATTTCAGCAGGTGTCTGTGGTGCAACGCTGCTTCCGGAGGCTGTAGTGGGAGCGCCACCTAATTGTTTGCCCATCTGACCAAACGCAGCAGCACCGGGATTTACAGGAGGTGCAGTACTACCACCACCTAATTGTTTGCCCATCTGACCAAACGCAGCAGCGCCCGGGCTAGGCTTGGGAGTGGTTGCACTAGTGCCTTTCGCAGCGCCGGGCGCCGGTGGATTCACTGGTCCTACCAGCTGTGATCTAGAGTTAGGATCTACCAAGTTTCCTTTGATAGCACTGTTTATCGCAGATGTTGCCCTTCCCACAAAATCTCTACTAAAGATATTTTGTGCCATTTTATCTTTATTAGACATCCCGCCAGGCGTCAGCGCGGCGGTGGCGTAATCACCTATCCAGTCGGATAACGCCTCAGATAATTTATCCGGGCGACTGACTTCATTCAACTTCATAATTTTTTCCTTATAGATTTTGAAAATCTAGCTTGATCTCTACCTTTAATGGCACTGATGAGTTTTCTTTCTAGAACTTCCGAAGTATCACTATCATAATGACGATTAATTAGTTCGATCAAGTTAATCGCACTAGTAATTATGTTGTGGGCACGGCTTTCAATGATGTGTGACACATCACGGTTGTTACCGATTGCTTCTAATTCTTCTAAAAGGCTGCGAGTTTGCTTTTGCATACGATTATCCTAATAGTATTTATGCTATTTGAGATAATTATTTCTTTAATGAATTTAACAACAATTTCAATTTAGAGCCCTGCACATCCGCTACTACGCGCTTAGTATCAGCCTCTACCACATCGTGTACTGCATCATTCACTGTAGAGACAGGTTTCAATCTATTCATAATGTCACTGGGGCTATTTGCAGGCTTAAAGCTATTAGGACCGTCAATCTCAGGGTCAGTAATTCTAAGAGTTTCTACATTAAATTCTAATTCTATCTTTTGCCCCACTCCCGAACTTGATCGAGTTTTCATTAGTTGAAGTTGATACTGCCCACGCTCTCGCATACTACGACTGGTAAAGATACCGAACACGTTGTCCGCTGTGTTAATCTTTGAAATACCACCCGAGATGTGACTGTGATCGAATTCAATTTCTTCAACCGCAGACCTATTTAACTGTGACGCAGTTACATATAAGATGTTTAGTTCTTTTGCCAAATTGCGCATTTCTTCAGCTACATACTTGTCTTTAATGAACAGATTTTCAGGGGATACTTTAGCACTAACCGGCATCAGCAAGTCAATATAATCTACACACAAGAAGTCAACTTTCATCCCAGTTTGAACCTGTAATTCCTTACAATACGCTCTGATGTCATTGATGTTGCTCTGTGCAGGCATATACTTAATACGCAACTTGCCAGACTTCTTGGCCATCATCTTTACCTTCATCTCAACATTGTCCAATTCTTTGAAAATATCTCGACTACTAGTTGCGGTCATCATTGAATCAATTCGCATACTACACAGCCCCTCACTTAGTTCCAGTGTAATGTATGCTCCATTCAATCCTGCGTTTGACCAATTAACTGCTAGGTTTTGTAGAAATAAGCTTTTACCTGAACCTGATCCACCGGCAAATATTTGTAGTTCACCTCGGTTAAACCCTCCGTACAATGCTTTATCCATTGTTGCCCAACCGGTGCTGTTCTGTCCATTGTTAGATTTCAACGCTAGCAGTCTAGCTCTAGGATCTGCAAAATAGTCCAGCCCCATATCCTTTTGCAAGCTAATCTGAACCGCATCTTTAATCAACTTTTCAACTGGTTCATACTCACCCTTTTCAAGCAAGTCTGCACTTTTCAGAATAGCACGTTCAAGTTCCTGTCGCTTGGTAAAGGATTCAAACTCATCAAGGAACCATTCTGAATGACCGTCCACTAATTCAGGAATAGGTTCCACGGCTATATTAGTAATCGCTTTAACCTGCGTGGAATCAGGTAACACATTGTATTTTGCGCAATGTTCTTTAAACAATTCTGCGACCGGACGCAATGTTCGATCAAAGTTATCGGGATTGAAAATATTAGTAACCCGAACATACAACTCAGCATTGGTTATCATCATCTGTAAAAACAATGTTTGAACCTCAATGGTATATTCCATTTGCTTGCGTTTTTCTTGCTTTGTCAATGTTATTCCTTTTAAAGTTTCTATCGGGTGATTAATTTTTTTACGTGCTTTTTTCTAAGCTCGACTTTAATTCGGCTGGTAGTAGCAGTTTGCAATATACTTAACAATGTTGGTAGCCTGCCATAACGACAAACGGCATCATTTACATCTTTTACGTGGGCTGACCAATTGGGAATACTTACGCTGTATCCCAATTCTAACGCTCGGTCACACGTTTCTAATCCTGTTTTATCCCTATCCGGAACAAAAATAATTCTTCTATTTAATTGTGCTAATAATACAGCTTGTTCGGGATTAATGGTGTTGTGTGTTAATGCACACGCATTCAAACTTAGTGCATCAAAAATTCCCTCTACTAAAATACATACTTCCCATTCTGGCTTTTGGAAATCAATACCAAACACATATCCCGGTTGTTGCTCATTGATATATTTAGGTATCTTGTTATCTAAATACCTGCTAGTATGTCCTACTATTTTATTTTGATAGGTATACGGAATGACTATCCTATTGGCATTTCTTCCTGGGTCAGATGGGGTAACTAGAAACGGATAATCATCGGGATTTATAGATCGTTTCTGCAAATACAAAACATACTTGCTGTGTTCTGGATTAATCGTATCCAACACCTCACCAGGGGGCAATGGATGATCTTTAAATTTAGTTTTTGAGTTGGTCTTTTTAATGTTAACATACGAGAGCAAATCTTTATGTTGTAAGCTCTCCAAGCTCCAACGTTGTATCTGATCTTGATCGATTCCACACCAAGTAAGAAACTGCTTGGTATTTATGGTTATACTTTTTCCCAAAGTAAATCCACATTTGAATCCACAGTTAAAACAATGCATTGAAAAATTAGTACCGTTTATCTTAACACCACCGCGGCTGCGACGATCAGGACTATGACCTTTGTGGATACAACACACTGCGTTGAAGGATGTCCAGCCCGAACCAGTGACTTTTTTCTTACCCGGGATGATGGAAAGTATATCGAACATTACTATGCTAGTATAGCATAATTTAAGTTGAAAATCAAGCGTCTAGGGTTATTTACCTGGCTAAAATATTGGTTACCACACCTACATTGCTAGTAAATTGTAGTCTAATATATGGATGGAATCCGATTACAGTGTAACCCAGTGTATCTGTCACATTGGAATATGTAGAATTTAGAATGGGATACCAATCACCGTCAACAATAACCGACCCCTCAACAAGCACATCACCATAAAAATCAGCGTACCTAGCTTGTATAGTGAGTATAGGATTGTTATTGGTATTAATAACACTGGTGTGATATATCACAGCAACTGAGTTTGCGTTGGCAAGTGGATTGGTATTGGGGAATGACTGGCCAGTGGGAATTGATATGGTTTCAGATGGCACAAACGATGGTAAAATAGAATTAACGATATTCATATCGCCCCTTGCACCTGCATTCTGATCTACGAATACAGGGAAATCGAACTCTCCAATGGGAATCTCTAACGAATAATATCCCTGTTGAACATCAATATTTTCAATATCTGCTGCATTCAATATGAGAGAGGCGATCCCTGTAACAGGTAGCTGCAAGGTTAATGCTTTACGCAGTAGCACGGTGGTACCATCATAACTGATGATGCGGCAACTAATCTCTTTGTCTGTGATATTTACCGGTTTCTGTTCCTGATTTAAAAACTGAAACTGGATCATATTATCAACGCCTTTATGCAGCGTTAAAGGTTTGCTATATTTC